ATAATTAAAACAAATAAAATGAATAGAAGTAAAATGCATCACAAAACACTTATAACAAACGAGAACGGACATTACCTGTATATTGTTTTAAAAAAATATAGGTGGTCTACTCAATCAAAAAGAGCGATTAGATTCGCAGATACTAACGAGGCGTTAGCGTATATCAATACTGTTAATATAAACAATAGATGGAGCGTAAACGAAATTAACATAGTACAATGTACTAGCGACATAAACCCAAATACATATATAGATGTTCAAACTTAGAGACTATCAACAAGACTTATCTAATAGGGTTAAGAATGTTATTAAAGAAAATAAGATTGCCATTCTAAATGCAGAAGTTAGAACAGGTAAGACACACGTTGCACTAGATGTGGCTAAGGATTATAACAGTGTGTTATTCATAACTAAAAAGAAAGCAATATCATCTATATTAGATGATTACAAAATAGCAAGTCATACGTTTTATTTAGAAGTGATTAACTATGAGAGTTTACATAAGGTTGATGACAGAGGCGGTTTTGATTTGGTTATATGTGATGAATCTCACAACCTTGCTACATATCCTAAACCAAGCAAAAGAATCAAGGCTGTTAAAGGTTTAGTTAGTAATGACTTATTACTACTTACAGGAACATTATTACCAGAATCTAATAGTCAAATATTTCATCAACTAGGGGTAAGTCCTTATAGTCCTTACAAAAATTGTGGCAACTTCTACAAGTGGCACAAGATTTACGGAACGCCAAAGATACAATATACATCTTATGGAGAGGCTAAAGATTATAGTGTTGTTGATTACGATAAGATTAAAGGAGTTGTTGAAAGGCTTAAAGTTTCATTCACTCAAAAGGAAGCGGGGTTTACTACTAAGGTTAAAGAGCATATTATCAATGTAGAATTAAAACCCGAAACTATTAGAATAATGAACATCTTAAGAAAGGATAAGGTTGTCCAAGGTAAGGAAGAAACTATTTTAGCCGACACGAGTGTTAAGCTTATGAGTAAGTTACAACAAATGAGTAGCGGTACTATTAAGTTCGAGAGTGGTAATGCTAAAACAATTGATACAACGAAGGTAGAATATATCGGTAAGCGTTGGAAGGGTGTAAAAAAAGCTATATTTTACTTCTATAAGCAAGAGTTAGAAATGATAAAAGATTATTTCGGTGATGAAGTTACAACAGACTTAGAAGAGTTTAATAATACCGATAAGAGTATTGCATTGCAACAAATATCAGGAGCAGAAGGGATTAACCTCAGTGCAGCCGATGTGCTTATATTTATAAACTTTGGTTTTAGCAATACCAAATACGTACAGGCTAAAGACAGACTAACCACTATGGAGAGAAAGGAAAACGATGTATTCTTCATCATATCAAACAACGGAATAGATGGAAACGTTTACAAAGCATTACAAAGTAAAAAAGATTATATACTTCAAACATTTAAAAGAGATGAAAAGATTTAAAAGGCTTAGAGCAAGAGTTCGGGCAAGGCAATTAGAAATTGAATTATTAGAAAGACGTGCTATTTATTGGCGTGAAAAATACTTTAAAGCGATGAAATATGAAAGAACAACAATATCAAAAGAAGATTAGCGACGACTTAGAAAAACAAGGGTACTTCGTTATCAATTTAATTAAAACAAATAGAAACGGAATACCCGATTTGCTAGCATTAAAGAAATGCAATTGCGATTGCGAACCGATAAAGTTCATAGAATGTAAGACACCAAAAGGTAAATTAAGTAGTATTCAAGAATATATGTTAACTTTATTACAAAATTATTCTACCTCTGTTTCAGTAAGTTACGGTAGTATTATAAAGAAATGGAAAAATAATTCAGAAAAAACGACTGACTTATTCTAAAGTGTTATATATTTGTACCGTCAATAAGACATAACAATTAAAAAACAAAACAAGATGAAATTATTAAACAAGGGTATTATGGAATCCTTAATCTATAGCGAGCCAATGAGTGAGGGAACTAACAGATTTCTAGAGGTTCCTTTTCAAATCAAAATTAATGGAGTGTTAAACATTATCGATATGGATGTTATGATTGTCCTAGATGAAAATGAAGAGGTTGAAGAGTTAGAGTTTGATTTCGTGCATGATGTTTACACGGAAGAACAGGAAGATGGGATTAGACAATTATTAAAAACCGCTTACAATGGAATATGAATTCAAAAGAATATCTAAGTCGATAGATGATATTGATAGAGTGTGGCAAGTAATAGGAACTTTTAACTGGATTAAACAGTTTTCTATAAGGTTTAAGGATGAAATGGGAGTACAAGAAAAAGAACAAATATTATTAACTAAATTAAGAAATAAAGAATTATGAAAGTAATTAACGATAACGAAGAGTTAAAAAGTTATATTGTAGACGGTGTAGTAAAGTTCAACGAATCAATCAAATGCTGCTTTGACATATTTATTGATGCTGATATAAAAGCGTATAGCATAGAAGCGTATAGCATAGAAGCGTATAGCATAGAAGCGTATGACATAGATGCGCATAACATAAAAGCGCATAACATAAAAGCGTATGACATAGATGCGCATAACATAAAAGCGTATAGCATAGAAGCGGATAACATAAAAGCGTATAGCATAGAAGCGGATAACATAAAAGCGTATAGCATAGAAGCGTATGACATTTTGTACTACGCTTTTTGTATTGCTTACAGTTCTTTTAAGTGTTCAAACATTGTGGGGAGACGTGTGAACTCGATACATAAATGTTTAGACAATGAAATTGAAATAAAAAAGACAGAAATAAATTTGCAAGGTCAAAAATTTAAACTATCTTTGCAAGAGGTTAACAATTTAAAACAACAATTAAAATAAAGAATTATGAAAACAGAAGCAAAAACAGGAACGGAAAAATTATTAGAAGTAAAAAAGCAAATCGGTACACTAACTAAGAACAGTAAAAACCCTTTCTTTAAGAGTCAATACTTGGATTTAAACTCTATATTAGAAGAGGTTGAACCAATACTTCAAGAAAACGGAGTACTGTTGTTACAGCCTTTATTTGATGGTAATGTATATACTCAGTTAATACATGCTTTAGGTGGTAAAATAATCGCTGAAAGTTATTTAGAAATCCCTAAAAATATAACAGACCCACAAAAGATAGGGGCATGTATTACGTACTTTAGAAGATATACATTGAAGTCTTTGTTGGGGATAGCAGAAGAGGACGACGACGGCAATAAAGCTTCAAAACCTGAAAAGCCTACAGTCACAAAAGAAAGCATTGACAAGGCTGTTAAAATGGGGTTAAGCTTAGAGGGTATTAAAAAACATTACAAAGTAAATACCGAAATGAAAGCATACTTTGAATTGAGTGTAAAAAAATAAATAAAAAAAAGATGCAATTATTTTGGTAGTTTAAAAAGTAATTGTATCTTTGAAAAACATTAATAACAAATAAATAAATAATTATGAAAGTAACAGGAAAAATTACAGCAATTAAGGAAGTAGTAACAGGAAAAACCAAACAAGATAAGGACTGGTCTAAAGTAGAATTCTTGTTAGAAACAAATGAAACTTATAATAACTTATATTGTTTTGAAATATTCGCAATGTCGGGCGGTGAAAAAGATGCAGTAGCTAAATTCACTAAGTTTAACAAAGTAGGTCAAAGCGTAGATGTTGACTTTAATGTTAAGACATCCGAATATAATGGTAGACACTTCACATCATTATCCGCATGGAGAGTGTTCAAAGCAGAGGAACATGAAGCGCATGATTCTAATGGTACAGGTGCAGACACTAGTGACGACCTACCGTTTTAAGAATCCAACAAGGGGGTTGTCATAATGACAGCCCCTTACCCTTAATTTAAACTAAAAACATGGCAAAGAGTAAAAAAGCAAGTCAAAGAGGGCGTAAGCCTTTTAAAAGAAATGTTAAGAATATAACAAAAGATTTAAGTAAAGAAGAGGTTATTAAAGAAGAACCAAAGAAAATCATATTAGAGAAGAGTGTTCTTAATCATAACTGGGTAGCTAGAACTTACGGTGTATCAATTGAAGAGGCAAAAGAATTAGTTAAACAAGCAAATAGAATCGATGAATAGAGACGAAATAATAACAGAATTATATAACGATGAAATGTTAAGAGGTTACACGAAAAAACTTTCACCAAGTAATTATGAAGATGTTTATCAGGAGTTTTTACTAATTGTTATGACTAAAATAAGCGAAGAAAAGTTTTTAGAATTATACACCCTTAAAGAGTTGAATTTCTATTGCGTTAGAATCATTAAAAACATGATAACAAACCCTGCATCACCTTTTAACAGGTCTTTAGGTTATGAAGATGTTTCTTATGATGTTTTACCTCAAAACTTCAATAGTCCGTTCTCAGATAGCACAATCGACGAAGAGTCTAATGTGGAAGTTTTAACGCTATCTAACGAACGCGAGACTGAAATAGACTTATGTATCGAAGATGTGAAGAAATGGCTTAAGAATCGTTCTAAAACGGTCGAGGGTGCTTATTATGACGAAATACTATTCACCAAGTACTTTATTGATGGTATGACTTTTGAAGAAATAGCAGAACAAACAAAAATACCTAAATCGGAAGTGTATAATAACATTACGTTAACACAATCCGCAATACAAACTAAATTTAAGGAACATTATTATGGAATTATTAATTAAAGCAATAGTAACAGGTTATTTGTTGTACAGTTTTAGTGTGACGGATATACCAACATCATTCAAAGACGGTATTAAACAGTTGTTAACATGTGTGAAATGTTTATCCTTTTGGGTTATACTGATAAGCAGTGGCAATTTAGCTCTAGCGGGGTTAACATCATTAACGATTTTCTTATTAGAATCATTTATTGTTACTAAATTATGAATATAAAAGAAGAGATTGCGTGGGTAAATGGACTCACGCAAATAAGACAAGACGACAAAGAACGATTAGTTCGTTTAAACCGTGAATTGTTTGGATTAAATCAAGAGTTTTGTACATCTTGTCCCGAACAGGTAAGAAATGCAGTTAAAAGAATCAAAAATTATGGAAGAAACGAAGAAAATAAGCGATAGACATAAGGCGGTTGTGGATGAGTTAATGGTTAACGGTCTAAATCGTAAGAAAGCATACGAATCAGTCTATAAATCGACGGGTTTAGTTTCTGCGAGGTCTTGCTACATCATGTTACAACGTCCCGAAGTGCAAGAGTATTTCAACGAACAACGAGAAAACCTATTGAGTACTGTCTCTATGGATAAACAAGGCGTTGTACTTAAGTTAATGAGTCACATCGAAGGATTCGACGACTTAACGTCTCTAGCATCTCAAGATAAACTATCGGAGCAAGAGTATATGAAGTTCAACAGACTTGAAAAACTATACTCTCAAGCGGGTTCATTAAAAGCGTTTGAATTAATCGGCAAATTAACAGGATTATTCGAACCTGAAAAAGTTCAAGTTGAACATATAGAGTATAAAGTAGACTTTTCATAGTCAAAATGACGATGATTCTCAAAATATCAAGTTTTGCCCCTGCTATCACTGGGTTTCATTTTAAAAATTATATCTTTACAACCTCAAAACATGATTGTAGTGTTTATAGGGGTTGTAGAGATTCGCTAAAAACGGTTTTACTGGGATGTATGGTCACAAAATCACACAAAAAACATAAATTTGTGTAAATTTGTGACACGTTTTTTCAGTCGTACCAAGGGCTAGAGAGGAAGTGCTTGTCTATAATATATAAAGCAAGCACTCAATTAAAAAATTATGCTTACATTTGCCAAAAACAAATCAATTATGGAAGAGAGAAAATACTACGAATTAAATATCAAGAATAATATTGGTATGAAAGTTAAATATTATGAACATCCTAGTGATATGAATGTCATATTAGATGATTTAATGAGTAATGAGTCATTAGGTAAGATTATCGGTATAAACTCATATACTCATGATGAACTAATAAAAGAGAATAATGTTGATGATAACACCACAGCAATAGAAGATTATAATCCATTCTCGCAAGATTTAGGACTAGACAAGAAAAAAGTGCATCCAAGATATAGAAAATATTTATAGCATCATAAACAGTACATTAAGTACATATATGTACGATAATGAATCATAAATTATACACAATGACAATAGCAATAATAATAATGATAATATTAGCATCTATAATGACATATATGGTAATTAAGCCTCTAGATGATATTAACAAACTTAAAAACCAATAATAATGATAATAGCAATAATAATAATGTCAATAGCAATAGTAGGACTATTGATAACAGTGATAATACAAGAATTAACAATAGGAAGGTTAAGAAGAATCAATTACAGATTGAATAAATGGTGTGATAAACTTGAGAGTATTTACGATATCAAGACAGATAGAGCTAGCAAGAGAGAACTTTTAATTGATTATGAGAAAGATGCTTGTATAATAGCAAGAACAGAGGAAGAGGTTGAGATGAAAGTAGATAGATATTTAAGCAGTTTCATAACGGCTAACAAATAATTTAAAATAGGGTGCGATAAAATTGAGAAATCACACCCTATTTAATAATTTTTAATATTTCAAAATAATTTAGCACCAACTTATCAACACTAATAATCAGTATGTTAATAACTATTATTATAAAATAATTCAAAAAAAAGTTCGGTAGTAATAATAATTCATGTATATTTGCAGCATAAGACATTAAAACAAATAGATATGAATTACGAAAAAGAATATGAAGAGTTTAAAAAGTTTTGGGACAAAGAGATTAAAACAGATAACTGGACAACACTCGAAAGGTTAGCTTGTTATACTGGATGGCTTGAAGGTAGGAAAGCATTGAAGGGAGAGATTGAGAAAGCTTATAACAATGAATACAGTATTGATAAACAATTAAAACAAACATATATGAAAGTAAAAGATTTAGAACCAAAACAATTAAAAGAGTTATTAACCTACATGGAGCAATCAGGTGATATTAATCATTTCAGCACACCAACTGAATTATGGAATGCACCAATAACACGTACGGTACTATGGAGTGATACACCACAGGGTGCAGACTATTGGTTAAACATAGTAAAAGAATTTAACAACAAACAGATATGAAAATGAACAAAACAAAAATCACAGAAATAGTAGAAAAAGAATTACTTAAATTTTTTGACGCAAAAACTTTATTAAGACACAATAAGGAAATAATGGAGTTTAGCATAAAAGAAACATTGAAAGCTATTAATTATACATCTTGTTGTACTGAGTTAAAAGCAGTATATATTACAGATGTTGAAGATATGTTTAGCCCATATTGGCAAGAATATATTAAAACAAATAAACAGATTGAGAAAGCTTATAACGAAGGCTTTGATGCAGGTAGGGAATTTTAAAAATATAACAATTAAAACAAATAGATATGAATAAGGAACAAACAGATGTAAATAAGGAACAAATAGACATGAATAAGGAACAAATGATTAAATTAAAAGAAGAGTATGAAAAACAATTGTCAGAAGATTGTAAACCTTTCTTATGTCACCTTGCGTACGGATTAGGTATTATAGAAGAGTTTCAAGACTACTTATTAAACAACCTAGATAATACAATGATTAATGCATTTCGCAGCGAGAAGTATGATGCACGTTGGTTTATAGCAGACACGCAAGGGAGATTGAACTGGTTAGATAAACATATTGAACTATTAGGTAATGTGTAATTGTAATCAAGAAGAGTGGTGTGATGCATGTACTCAGTATTACCAACACCAACAGGAATTAGAATACGAACAATATGTTAAAAGATTAAAAGATGTACGCAAAAAGGATAAGGATTAAATGGTATCCCACTATTGAACAGGATATAATAAAATGGAGAAACCAAGGATTTAAAAACGAAATAATAATATACAATGATTGATTTAATAGAACAGGGAATACATGAATATTTATGTAACAACATTGTACATAAAGATAATGTTAAGGTATACCTTCATCCTATTGTGAAGGGATATATTCAAAGAGAACTTATAGATACTTACATGAATCATAAAATAGATTTAAACGATGATATTATTGTCATGGGTATTAAAATTGTAACGGGTTACGATTTAAAGAAGATTGTAATAGCTTCACCTGATTACTACAATAGGGAACCAGTAATAATAAACATAGACGAACTAATTAACTTATAGAAGTACATAGGGCGGTGTAACATGTCTAGCTGAGTTTGCAATTTAACACCTTTGCTCAGTTTTACTTGTTTGTATTTTAAAACCTTAAGCACCATACACCGCCCTATATTATAAGTAATGGCAACAAATACAATATCACTATACAAACCACACGACAAACAGCGAGAAGTACATAAGGTATGTAATGACTTTGAAACTTTCTTTATTTCAGTTAATGCAGGTCGTCAATCAGGCAAAACAGCCTTATCACAACAACAAGCTTTATTCTGGGCGTTAAACAATGATAACGTTTTAGTTTATTGGGTATCACCAACACAAGCACAAGCAACAAAAGTATATAAGCAATTACTAGACATGGTAGGTAATATGCCATTCCTTAAGTCTCATAAGGGTGGCATGGGCGATACTGAGTTAATATTCACAAACAAGTCACGTATTTTATTTAGAAGTGCAGCACAAGAAGATTCATTAAGGGGTGAAACTATCGAATACTTAATAGTTGATGAAGCAGCATTTGTTAAAGAGGACACATTCAATACTATTTTGTTACCTATGCTAAACGTTCGAGGGCGTAAGTGTTTAATTATATCTACACCAAAAGGTAAGAATTGGTTTCATGGTATGATTCAAAAAGGTAATAGCGAACTAAAGGAATATGCTTCATTTCTGTTTACTAGCTACATGAATCCGTACGCTAGTAAAAAGATTATAGACATAGCTAAGGGTAACATGCCTGATGTAATGTTTAGACAGGAGTATTTAGGCGAATTTGTAGATAATTCCGCTATATTTGAGAACCTAGACGAACTGTGCGTACTCGATAGATTAGAGCAACCAATATCGGGACACCGTTATTTCGTAGGAATCGATGTAGCTTTAAAGGATGATTACACTGTAATTACTATAATCAATCATGATGGTCATGTAGTTAGCTATGAAAGGTTTAATAACACCACAGCACCAGTAGTAAAACAGAAAATAATGGATGTAATTGCTAAATGGAAGCCTGTTAAAACAATGATTGAAGAGAATAATCAAGGTAATGCCATCATTGACGACCTTATTATAGACCATAAGCAAAGAAATATTGTAGGATTTAAGACAACGGGAGCTTCAAAGCCTGTAATAATTAATAATTTAATAGCTGCTTTCAGTAGTAAAAAGATTAAAGTACCTAAAGATTCTGTATATCGTAGTGAATTAGAAATGTTTATTATGGTTATGGGTAAAACTGGGCAAGTTAAGTTTGAAGCCGCAAGCGGTTTTCATGATGATATACCTATGAGTTTATCGATTGCGTGGG